TTTTGAAAAGAGAAATATTTATCCCCTATCATTGATAAAGTACCTTCTAAGGTTTGTGCTAAATCTGTTGTAGCAGTTGCAAATTTTCCATCACCTGCAAACAATTCTTCAAATCTTTTTGCTGTTTCTTCTGCTGTGACTATTGCACCTGCTTTAAAACCTAATAAAGCACGAACACCTCTTTCTCTAAAGATGTCAGCAGATGCGATACCACCAGAAAATGACCTTTGAATTTGGGTTGCAGTAGTTTCAAAATCTAAACCTGTAACAGATGCCACATTACCAGTGATTTCTAATATTCTATTGAGGTCATCAGCATCTTTAGAAACAACTGCTAAGTTGCCAGATGCTCTTGATATTTGTGCTAATGAGAATGGTACTTTAGATGCAAATTTAGTTAAATTATTAAGTGCAGTAGCACCTTCTTCTACTGAACCAAATAAGAATTTAAAACGTATTTGTAAACTTTCTGCCTGTTTACCAACATCAACAAAAGATTTTAAAATAGCACCTACACCAAGACCAATAAGTGCATTTTTAAGATTAACTACTGATTTTTTAGTTTCATCTAAATTACTTTGAACTTGTTTTAATGCTTGTCTTGACTTATCTTTAGCAAGAATATCAATATTTAATCTTTTGGTGGACATTATCTTCTTTTACCTTGCATCTTCTGTTTATTCAATGCTTTTTGTTGTTCATCGTGTTTTACCTCATAATAGGCAATCCACAAATTAAATTCTTCTACAGGCATAGATAATATCTCGCCTACAGTTTTATGTAATTGTTCTGCTAGGAAAAAGTGAAATCTGAAATGGTTATCAGTTTCTATTTTTTTTTTAAAGTCTGAAGGTTATCATTTGCTGTTCCTAGTATTTGACTAGCGACCCTACCAATAATATCTGGGTCAACAAATTTCTTCATCTTGATTTTACTTTCAAGGTCAAACATTTTTTCACCATCTTTGGTTTCTGCTTTTTTGATGATAACATCAACAAGAACAGTTAAATCATTATCGTTTGAACCTTTAAAGATTTCTGCTTTTTCTAGTAGCGTAAAAGGTTTGACATAAATGGCATCTTCGCCTGTCAATCCCCACTCCTCAACTTCTATAATTTTAATCTCTTGATGCTTAAAGTGATTTATAGCACCTTCAAGAAAGTCTTTTTTAGACATTCAATTATACAGTTGTAGTGCTTACGCCACCAGAAAATTGTACGTTTATAGTTCTTGAAATAACTCCGTCAAGTGTCACTGCTTGAGATACACCAGTTACAATAGCTGTTCCTGTGTAGTATGTATCACCACTGTCTGCACCTTCTGGATATAAGTTTAAAGTTACTTCAGCACCAACTGTTAATGCACCTTGACCTGTTGTGTCTGTTTCGTCCCAGTGGCACTCAACAGTACCAGTAGCATCGCTTCTTAATGCTTTGTAGGATTTTGCAGTATCAGTTAGTGAAGTATCTTCAACTGTGTCGTTTGTTTCATCAATGGTAAAACCAGTAACTTCAGCTACTGCGTTTGCACCTACTTTGACTACTCCGCTTGTTCCAACGTGTGTTGCCATTCTTCATACTCCTTTGGTTGTTCTTGTTCTTCTACTATTACCTCTTTTTTCTTTGAAGTTCTAGTAGATTTTGTTTCTATTGAAAGTTTATATCCTTTCGCTAAAAATTTGTCTAGTTCATTATCCCAAACAGTTATGCTTCCTAAACTATTTGGCATAAATAATGTTACTCGTTTAGCCATTATGACGTACCTCGTATAAATTCATAGAATACTCTTACCACAATACGAATACCACCCAAAGGATATAATGTACCTTCATCAGATGATACTTCTACAATTTTAGTTTCTAGTGCATTACCGCCTCTAGTTCTATCTGTATCTAATGTTTCTTCTACAACTTCTATAAATTCATTTCTTTTGGTATCTAAATTAATTGTTGTTCCTTTAACATAACCAACAATTACATAATCTATTGTTCCAGTTCTTTTACCTGCTGAATAATCACCTAATGCAAAATCTTCTCTGGTTTCATCGCCAGTAGAAATATACAAAGCAGGAAATTGAGGGTCAGCTAATTCTTCTGGGTCAAATGGTTCTCTAGTTATTTTTTTAAATTCAATAGGTGAAGTTACAGCATCTAATGTGCTAATAATATTGGAGGCGATATTTTCTCTAATGCTCATAATCCTATATCCTTAAATATCTTATCTGCAAACAACTGTCCAATCTTATCTGCTTCTGTATCGTTAATACTGAAGAATGGTCTAACCACTTTGCCTTTACCTGCACCTGCTACATCGTGATAAAATGCTTTTTTATTTGCGTCTGCTTGTCTAAAAAATAAAGTTCCTTTAGTCGGTGTAATTTTACTTGTTAAAGAACTAAACATTCTTCCACTAAAATTTAAATCTGGAAACGATGATTGTCTGCCTTTGTATCTTCTAAATTGTGCATATCCCCCTTGAAATGTTTTATATTGAGGCGTTGCTCCCTCTGGTGATACATTAAAAAAATATGCTTTTTTTGAATAAGGTGTAAATCTACTTCCATTAACAGATATTCCTCTTTCTGTTCTTGTTCTGATATTTCTTATTTGAAATGCTGATACATTGGCTAATGCTTTTTTAATCGCATTAGGAAACTTTATTTGAATATTTCTAAATTCTTTAAATAACTGTACTGAATTGGTCTTAACATCAATGGAGGCAACCATTATCTAACTAGGCGTAATTTATGGATAGGTTCTTTTTCATCAACAGTAATTGTACTGTTGTTATCTTCATCATATTCAATTCCATCACGAAGTATGGCATTAAATTCTTCTGCATATCTTTGTCTGTAATGTGCCATTTGTACTTGAAATGCGTCAGCACCATCACCGCCTTGTGGGTCTTTCCATTTAGTTAGGATTGGAAATATATAATCAGCTAATGCTTTAAATAAAACTGCTCTTTTAAATTGGGAGGGTGTTAATTTNGTTTCGTCCATTTCAATAGTGGTTACTTTGGTAATATCTCTATAACGCACTGTATGACGATATCTTTCCCACCATTCCTCTCGTACTTGGCGAATAACATCATCTTCTGCAAATTGTAATTGGGTATCAAAGTCAGCTATACCATAACCTAAAATGTCTGGTTGATAGTCTTGTAAGTTTGCACTTGCTACTGAAAATGTTGTTGTTGCCATAATAAACCTTTCTAGTGGGTGGGGATAAACCCCACCCTATTTAATCATCAATTAGAATGCACTGTCAACAGTGATAGCACAACCGTAATTGTCTTTGATGATGCCTTGACCCTTCATAATTGAACCAACAATTTCAGTTGCTCTCATAGAAGCATCTCTTTGTGTTTCAATTTTGAAATCCTCTTTTAGTGCAAGACCAATAGAGATTGGGTGGAATACAGCACCAATTGAATCGTCAGCAGAGTCAATAGAGATGTTTGCGTTCTCGTATAAGTCAATTCCAAACATAGAACCAACAAAACCAGAATTAAAAACATTCTCACCAACTGATGAGATTGCAGGTGCTTGAGATGCAACATAACCTGCTGATGTTAAAGTCTTTTTAAGATTAAACATCGCTTTTGGGTGGAACACTGCAACGTATGGTTTAGGTACGTTTAATGCTCTTAATGTTGCTTCTGCTTTTAGAAGTAAGTCAGCAGTTAATTCAGTACCTGCTGAACCTAAATCATTACCAGATGCGAATGAACCGAATAATGACACTAAGTCAGTATCAACTTTCTTAGCGATTGACTCACCAAATACTCGACCAATGTCTTGTGCGATTGGACGTGAAGATGATTCTCTTGCTAGGTCAGTTAAAGTTGTCATTACTCCAACTTCTGCACAAGTGATTGTTGCTTCTGTTGGATTAATTTCGGTGTTTGCTAAATCTGAACCTTCAGCTACTGCTGATGCAGAAATAGTTGGGAATACAGGAACAGCAACTTGTTTGCCTTGTCCTGTTATGTTGTAAGTAGTTACCAGTGGACGCATAACTGAGGTTTCTTGGAAAGTGAAAATCGCTTCCTGTATAATCTCAGTATATAGTTCACTAATACTACTTGATGTTGTTTCGTTTGCCATTGGGCATACTCCTTTTCGTATTAGTTGTTAATAGTTAGTTTTGGTTTCATACTAAACCCAGAACGATTATTGCGATATTCAACATATTGCCTTTTATGTTCTGGATTGTTCAAATCCAATTCCGCTAGGTTGAAAGGTTTAGCGTCCACCTTACCCACGTTCCCCTTACTTCCGCTACCAGATGGTGTAGCCATTTGGAAATGAGGGTTCTGTGTAAGAAATTCAGAAACGTATTCTTCAACAGAATAAAGATTTCCGTCTTTGTTATATCTTGGTGTTCCATTATCTGCAAGAACTTCTACCTGTCCTTCATCATTTAGTTGGACATTGTTCTTTAGCAGTTCAACAACCTGTTGAGGATTGATTGCTCTATTCTTAGAAGCAGAACCTAACAAAGCATCATTAATCTTAATATTTTTCAAATCACTTTGCAGTTTTTGAATTTCAGATTGATACTTATTTGCCTGTTCTTTTAAGATGTCCTCAAACTCACCACGTTTTTTCTTTTCTTCTAACTGTGCAGTTTCTTTTTGTTGCATCAGTTCTTTGACTTCGTCAAGATTGTCCGTACCTAATTCTTTGTAAATTTTGGCACGTTCTCTTGCTAAACGTGTTCTGACGATATTCTCAATATCTTGTTGAGAAAGACTTTTATCTTCTGTTGTTTTTTCTTGTGTTGTTGTTTCCCCTTGTACTGATGCTTCATTTTTTGTTTCAAGTGTTTCTTTCACTTGACCCTGTTCATCAGTCATTTTGACACTCCTTAATTTGTGTTATTTCAATCTTTATAGAAAATTTATTTAATCTTCAAGTAAATCTTCCCATTCTGGGTCGAATGGAATGAATGAATGTCTGCAACGATAACCGCCTCTATTGACAAATGGGTCACTACCAGACTTGCCAGACCAAGATTGATTAGACCAAACACTTCGTGCTTCTTCCTCTGTAAAGACCCTATTTAAGTTCCTTCTACAGAAATCTCTAGTAGTGATAATATTTGTGCCTGTGTATTTAAATGATGTAATTCCTGCTTCATCACCTTTGTATTTAGTGAACTGTCCGTCAAACTGCATAATACTATCGTGTGCAATTTGACCTGCATATTTACGCATATTATTTCCTAAAATATCACTAGCATATTTTGTGTGTAAAACTTCTCTTGCTGATTTTACTTTAGCAATAATAGAAGCATCAGATGAATATCTATTTTTATCTATGTAACTAACCAATCTATTAATTGCATTTTCATTACTACGTTGGAATACTCCATTTACTTGTCCTCTAATATTTTTAACCATATCGTTAAAAGGTTTACCAACCACTGCTGATTGATAAACTTCATTTGCAATACTGTCTAAAAATCTATTTGCTACATCTTCAAATCCACTAAAAGATAAATATTTTAAATCATTAATTATTTTTAAATCTGGTTTTGTTAATGTTTTAAATCTGTCTGGAATAGGAATATCTTGAATGAAGTTTTGAAATTCTTTTACTATCTCATCATACTCACTAACAAGTGCATCTGCTTCTTTGAGATAATTTTCTTCAATTAATCTTTTAAGATTGGGTCGTAGCTGAATAGCTAACTGCGTATTAAGATTAACACCTCCGGAAGTTGTTTTAATCAGTTCATCAATAATATCATCTTCTAATTTCTTTAATGAACCAATAATGCGTTCTTCGTGACTATCAATTAAATCATTAATTATCTTTTGTTTTCTATTAGCGAATTGTTCAAAAGATTTTTCAAATGCGTCTGCCATATTGGGGAATATATAGTGGAAATGTTAGGGGTGCAAGAAGTGTGCCTTAGGCACACTCCCCATAATAAAATTCTTTAAAAGTGATATCAGCTACTATTTTAGCATCTGATTTAGAAAGATTAAAAACAGATTGTATGCCGTTAATCCATCTATCATTAACGAACATATCTGCATTTAAAAATTGGCTAGTTAATTCTTTATTAATCAAAATAGAATTTATTGCAAAATTAACATTAGCGTTTTTGTGATATTGTTTAGTCATTTTTTGTACTCCTGTATTTGTATTCATATAAATAAATTATAGAAAATTTATAATATTGTCAACTACAGAGGAAAGTTTTTTTTCCAAGCACGAATTGACCAATAGGCAGGGGATAAGGTCTTTTGACCCTTAACTTCCTTTAAAACACCCCCCATTCTGGCTAGAAATGACCTTTGTCTAGCAGGGATATTCTTTTTGATACGCATATTAGGGTCACCAAAACGAACAACTTTGATATTACCGGTAGATTTATCTTTAACATAGACACCAAACTTCTTTGATTTGTTTGGGGTTCTAAAAGGTTTGTTTAAACTAACTTGTCTGCCTCTGTATTTAGCCATTAGTCTTGATACCATTCTATCAAATCATCTT